GATTGACCCAAACGAGATTGAGTCGGCTAAGAAGACGTTAAGTTCGTTTGCCTTTAAGCAGGAATACATGGCCAGCTTTAGTAACGCTGGCTCGGACATATTTAAAGAGGATTGGATCAAGTACGGCGAAGAGCCAACCCAGGGTAGCTACTTCATAGCGGTGGACTTGGCTGGCTTTGAAGAAGTGGCCAAGCAAGCGGCGAATTCCAAAAAGCGCTTAGACGAGTCGGCCATTGCGGTAGTCAAGGTGACCGACGAGGGCAAATGGTGGATTAAGAAGATCGAACATGGGCGCTGGGATATCCGCGAGACAGCTGCTAAGATACTGATGGCAATACGTGACTACCGCCCGCTGTCGATTGGGATTGAGCGGGGGGCGTTAAAAAACGCTGTTTTGCCGTATTTGAGTGACTTAATGCGCAAAAATAATGTATATTCGCACATAATTGACCTAACGCATGGTAACCGGAAAAAGGCTGACCGAATAATCTGGAGCCTCCAAGGGCGTTTTGAGCATGGCCGCATAGTGCTTAACTCGGATGAGGATTGGGATGTATTTCTCGACCAACTGCTAATGTTTCCTGCGCAGGGGGTACACGATGATCTGCCTGATGCCTTGTCCTATATAGACCAATTGGCGGTAACATCCTACATGCAAGAGGATGAATCGGATGATTGGGAACCGGTGGACATTATTTCGGGTGTATAAATGGATCAAAATGACTTCGATCAACCCACAGAAAACGACAAAGAACTAGTCAGTTTTGTGGTGGATCACTGCGATAGGTGGCGCGACTATCGCAATATTAACTTCCTTCCCGATTGGGAAGAGTACGAACGCATCTTCCGTGGCCAATGGGCTTCCGAAGACAAGACGAGAGATTCTGAACGCTCACGCATCGTCACCCCCTCCACCCAGCAAGCTGTAGAAACTCGCCACGCAGAGATCATCGAAGCGATCTTTGGCTCGGGCGAGTTCTTTGACATCAAAGATGATATACAAGACGTCAACGGCGACCCAATGGATATCGAGTTCTTGAAGCTCCAGATGATGGAAGACTTCAAGCGCGACAAGTTGCGCAAACACGTTGACCAAGTGGTGCTGTTGGCTGAGATTTACGGCACCGGCATTGCTGAGATTACGACGTCGATGGAGAAGGAACTCGTTCCAGCAACGATGCCAATGCCAGGCCAAGAACAAGCAGCTATTGGTACGGTTGAAAAGATGCGCGTCTCAGTCAAGCCGATGCCGATCAACCCTAAGAACTTCCTATGGGATCCAAACGGCACGACGGTTGATGACTGTATGGGTGTGGCCATTGAGAAGTACGTATCGATCCATAAGATCGTGCGTGGTATTGAGAACGGCATCTATCGCAAGGTTGATATTACGCCTACCTACGAAGATACGGACTTGGAGCCTACCCAAGAGATAAGTCAGTACCAAGATGAGAAGGTGCTGTTGCTGACGTATTACGGTTTGGTGCCAAGAGAGTATTTGAAAAAAGCGGAAGAATCCAACGGTGAAGAAATCGTTGAGTTGTTCCCCGACGATTCGGCTGCTGAAGACTATCAAGACATGGTCGAAGCGATCATCGTCATTGCCAACGATGGCATGCTATTGAAGGCTGAAGAAAGCCCGTACATGATGAAGGATCGGCCAGTGATTACGTATCAGGCCGACACCGTACCTAATAGACTGCCAGGCCGCGGGACGATTGAAAAAGCCTACAACATGCAAAAATCCATTGATGCTCAGGTAAGAACGCATCTGGATTCGCTGGCGTTGACCGCTTCACCTATGATGGCAGTAGATGCAACACGACTGCCACGCGGTGCCAAGCTAACGATCATGCCAGGTAAGGCTATCTACACCAACGGCAACCCGAACGAGATTCTGTACCCGTTCAAGTTTGGTCAGACCGATGGGTCAAGCATTACAACGGCTGAGAAGTTTCAGCAAATGCTCTTACAAGCTACCGGCACGTTGGACTCGAACGGCATGGTGTCAGCTGTCGGGCGCGATGCAGCTGGTACAGGCATGTCAATGGCGGTTGCTTCGATCATCAAGAAGTACAAACGCACGTTAGTGAACTTCCAAGAAGACTTTTTGATCCCGTTTATCAACAAAGCAGCGTACCGCTTTATGCAATTTGACCCCGAACGGTATCCTTCTGTCGATATGGTGTTCATTCCGACCGCTACGCTGGGTATTATCGCTCGCGAGTACGAGCAAGCGCAGTTTATTAGCTTGCTCCAGACGTTGGGGCCAGATACGCCAGTGCTGCCGATTATTTTGAAGGGCATTGTCGCTAATAGTTCGTTGTCGAACCGCGCTGAACTGATGCAACGTCTGGATCAGATGGGTCAACTCGATCCAGCAGCGCAGGAAAAGCAACAGATTCAAGAGCAATTGGCCTTGCAAGCAGCCCAAGCACAGATTGCGGTCAGCACTACTCAAGCTGAACAGAATCGTGCTGAAGCAAACAAGACAATGGTTGAAACTAAACTTGCTCCGATTGAAATGCAAGCCAAGATTCAGCAAAGTTTGACTTCCAACTTACCTAATCAAGCTGATTTGGCGTCTAAAGAGTTTGACAAGCGCGTAAAAGTGGCTGAGTTGATGCTCAAAGAAGCGGATATTAAGAACAAATCTAAGATTGTCGAGTTACAGATGTCAAGAGCCGACAATAACGTCGTTAATGTTGAGAATGATTTTCTCAATGAATTGCAAAAGGGAATGCAATAATGGATATCGAAAAAATATTTAATGTAGATGAGGTTCCCGACAATCTTTTTGATTCCGTAAGCAGCACAGTCTCTGAATTACGTGCGCTGCAACGAAAAAAAGCAGCCGAAAACGCGCAAGCGGTCATTCAAGCACTTCAAAAAATGAAGGGTGACTTGGAAGGCAAGTATGACAAAGTCTATTCGATGCTGGAGTCACGTATTGCCAGCATTCAGGACGGTAATGATGGTATTGATGGGCGTAATGGTCGTGACGGCAAGGACGGGCAAGACGGGGCACAAGGTCGCGATGGCCGTGACGGCATGGATGGCATCAACGGTCTAGATGGCGCTGATGGCGTATCAGTCACTGATATACGTCTTGATTTTGACAATAGCTTAATCATCACGCTATCAAATGGCCGTGAAATTAATGCTGGCGAGATATTGCCGCCGGATATTACTGATCGTTTAAAAATAATTATCAACAGTGGGGCTAATGGTGGTGGTGGTGGCGATAGCGGTACCGTTACTAATGTCAGTTTTACCGGCGGTATAGTTTCGGTTGCTAATCCAACTACTACACCTGCGTTTACAATCGCAGGTACTTCAGGGGGCGTACCTTACTTTAATAGCGGCACTACTTGGGCGACATCTGCGGCATTAGCTGCTAATGCTTTAGTGATTGGTGGTGGCGCAGGAGCTGCTCCAGCAACGACTACAACGGGCACAGGTGTTGTAACAGCTCTTGGAATCAACACTGGTACTGCCGGAGCTTTTGTAGTCAACGGTGGCGCACTTGGTACACCTTCTAGCGGCACGGTAACTAATTTAACGGGAACAGCCAGTATTAATATTAACGGAACAGTAGGTGCGACTACCGCCAATACAGGTGCATTTACTTCTGTTACTTCTACAAGCGCATCGGGTGTACTAACTAGAGCTGCTGCTACACAAGATGGTATTGAACTTATCGGTCGTGCGGGTGGCACAACATCTCTTAAAGTAACTCTAACGCCAACAACATTAACCGCAAGTAGAACGATTACTTTCCCCGATGCAAACATAAATTTTACAACCGGTCTTCCTGTTGCTAATGGCGGTACAGGGTTGACATCAGGAACGTCTGGCGGTGTGCTTTATTACTCTGCTACAGGAACCTTGGCAAGCTCTGCCGCGTTAGCAGCAAGTGCAATAGTTCTTGGCGGGGGCGCTGGAGCGGCTCCGGCAACAACTACAACAGGCACAGGTGTAGTTACTGCTCTTGGCGTTAACATAGGCACTGCTGGTGCATTTGTTGTCAACGGTGGAGCACTTGGTACACCTTCATCAGGCACTTTAACTAGTGCTACAGGATTACCTATTTCCACCGGTGTATCTGGTTTAGGTACGGGTGTAGCAACTGCGCTTGCAGTTAACACTGGTTCATCTGGCGCGTTTACAACTAACAACGCAGCTAATACGTTTAGTGCAACTAATACGTTTACGCAAGTTAACTACACTGTTAACACGGTTACGGTAACTACCAACGCTGGTACAGTTCCAATCACTCACCGTCTAAACAAATTCACTAACAGTTCAGCGGCTGCAATGACGATTACATTAGCAACCGCAAGTGCTGTTGATGGTCAGATGTGTATTGTTCGTATCTATGATTTTAGTGCAGCAGCGCAGACTATCACATTCATTAACACTGAAAACAGCACAGTAAGTGTTCCAGCAACATCTAATGGCTCTACAACTTTACCTTTAACGGTAGGCTTTATGTATAACAACTTAACGTCAAAATGGCGTTGCGTTGCTTCTGCATAATTGCTAGTGTTGGTTTACCAAAGGGTTAAAAAATGGCGATTAAAGTAAGGGCAATTACAGCAACGGGTAGTTTTACAATACCAGCGGATTTTCCCTCCGGCGGTACGTTGCAAGTCGAATGTATTGGCGCGGGCGGTCAAGGTGCTAGAGGTGGCGGCGCGTATTCAAAAACCAATGCGCTGACAGGAATAACCGCTAGCCAAACGGTTTACGTTCAAGTAGGTGCGCCAGGCTCTGATACGTGGTTTAACAAAGCGGCTAACTCTGCTCCAGCTAGTACAACCAACGGAGCTTTAGCTAAGTGTGGCGGCGATTCTAGTTCTACGGCTGCGGGTTCTGGTGGACAATCGTCAGCGGGTATTGGTGATTTAAAATATAGCGGTGGCGATGGCGGTATAAATTACGCAAACGAACCCGATGCAAGAGATGTTGTAGGTGCGGGTGGTGGTGCTGCTGGCCCAAGTGGAGCCGGTAAAAATGCGGGCAATAGCGCTTATATTGGTTCTGGTGGTGGTGGTGGTTCAAACGGGGGGAGTTCCACAAACGGAAGTGACTCCGTTTATTTAAGCCCAGGAGCAAATGGTGGTGCTGGAGGTAATGGAAATGGCGGGACAGGCGGCGGTGCTGGGGGCATTTTTTCTAGCAATACGCCACCTGTTGCGGGAACAAATGGCGGCGGCGGCGGCGGTGCTGCGTTTAATGCTTATGGCGCTTTAAGTGGTGGCGCAAATGGTGGCATTCAATCTATTTGGACAGACACAACTACAAGCACAGTTTACGGCCCATGCGGTGGTGGTGGTGGAACTGATACCGCTAGTTCTAATGGCGCTGGTGGTGGAGCGGGTAGTGCTGCTGGCGCACAAAACGGTTTAGTAATCATTACTTATAATACTGTAGTTTCTACCGCTAACACAAATTTTTTGATGTTGTTTTAATTTTAGGAAATCAAAATGAGCAATATTTACGAATATAAAATTATTGACATGACGCGTGATCTTTCTGAAATTGTGCAAACAGTAGCGTTTACTATTACTGCATCGGACGGCGTTGATAGTTTTACGCACAATTACTTTACGGCGCTACCAGCACCTAAAAATGAACCAATTGCCTATTTAGATTTAACTGAAGCTAAAGTAGTGGAATGGGTAAAAGAATTAGTCGGCACTCAATGTGAAGAGTCGGCTGATGCAGAACTTTCGGCGTTTAAACTACGCAAAGAAGAAGCTAAACAAAACGGCGTGCCTTGGTAAACAAAATAGTATTTTCAGCTTATAATTGCGAGAATTAACAATTAATATTTTATGGCTCCTGAATTACAAAAGTATTATGAAGACCGATTCTCTATGATGGCTACCCAAGGCTGGGTGGACTTAATGGAAGATATTGACGAAATGCTAAATGCGTTGAATAATATTTCTGCAATTGAGGACGAAAAAAGTTTACGTTTTAAGAAGGGCGAACTTTCCATTTTGTTATGGCTGAAAAACTTGCGACAAGTCAGCTCAGACGCTTATGAGGAATTAAATGCGCCGAATGTATGAATTTGCCTGTGAGAACGGGCATCGTATTGAGAAATTGGTCAGTTATGAGATGGCTCAAGTTCAATGCGAGTGCGGAGGTAAAGCCGACCGAATAATATCCGCTCCAGCGTTTCAATTGGAGGGTTGGTCGGGAGCATTCCCGACTGCCGCAGCCCAATTTGACCGTAGGCATCGAGAGAAACTCGCTGCGGAGCAAAAAGCGAACAGATAACCAGTAATGGCCTGTTTATGTGATCCTGAGAACCAAAAGTGGCAGGAAAAGGAAACCTAATATGTTGATTGACAAAGAAGCTGAGTTGCCTAGTGAGTTGGAAGCTGAAGATGCCAAGCTAGAATCTGTGGTTGGTAATGACAAGCCAGACCTTCCTGAACGGTATCGGAATAAGTCTCTTGAAGACGTTATGAAGATGCACCAGGAAGCGGAAAAAGTCATAGGACGCCAAGCGCAAGAAGTCGGCGAAGTGCGGAAATTAGCGGATGAACTGATTAAGCAGAATCTTAGCTCTAGGCAGCAACCTATTGCAGAGGCAGAGCCGGAAGTGGACTTCTATGAAGACCCACAAAAGGCAGTTCGTAATACGATTGATAGGCACCCCGACATCATTGAGGCTCGTAAGGCTGCATCTGAACTAAGGGCGCTTCAGACTCATCAAAAACTGGCTCAAGCACACCCTGATTTTGAACAAGTTGTTCGAGATGATGGGTTTGTGAATTGGGTTAAGTCGTCACCTATTCGTTTAGATTTATTCAAACGGGCAGATGCTGAGTTTGATTTTGATTCGGCTAACGAATTGCTGTCTACCTATAAAGAATTGCGTGGAGTTCAGACTAAGCAAGCGACGCAGCAAACTAATACAGCGCGCCAGCAAACGATGAAATCCGTGCAGGTCGATAGTGGTGGAAGCGGTGAGAGTTCAAAGAGAGTTTACCGCCGCGCTGATCTAATTCGGCTAAAAATGAACGATCCGGCCCGATACGACGCATTATCTGATGAGATTATGGCGGCGTATCAAGAGGGACGGGTCAAATAACTTACTTTTGATCTAGGAGCATTAACATGGCAAATACAGCATTTTCCCCAACCAATAGCGTAACCGTATCTAGCTCAGGTAGTTTCGTTCCAGAAATTTGGAGTGATGAGATTATCGCTGCGTATAAGAAGAATCTCGTTCTGGCCAATCTGGTCATGAAGATGAACTTCCGCGGCAAAAAGGGTGACTTAGTACACATTCCAGCACCAACTCGCGGCTCGGCTTCCGCCAAAGCCGCAACTGATGCAGTTACCTTGATTGCTGGTAGCAACGCTGACGTTCAAGTTTCAATTGACAAGCACTACGAGTATAGCCGTTTGATCGAAGACATCGCTGAAGTTCAAGCGTTGAATTCAATGCGTCAGTTCTACACTGCCGATGCCGGTTATGCCTTGGCTCGTCGTGTTGATACTGATTTGGTTCAGTTGGGTCGTGCATTTAACGGTGCTACTGTTGGCACCGATGACTATGCAACGTCAGCAGCAAGCACCAAAGCCTTTATCGGCTCAAACGGTACAACAGCTTACAACTCATCTTCATCGAATGCTGCTGCTCTGACTGATGCTGCTATCCGTCGCACAATCCAGCGTTTAGATGACAACGATACGCCAATGGATGGCCGCTTCTTCCTGATCCCACCATCAAGCCGCAATACATTGATGGGCTTAGCTCGTTACACTGAGCAAGCATTCGTTGGCGAGTCTGGCAATGGCAATACCATCCGCAACGGTGAAATAGGTAACCTGTATGGTATTCCCGTGTTTGTTAGTTCAAACGCTGATACTGGCGCTGGTAACTCTGGCGCTGACCGTATCTGCTTGATGGGTCACAAGGACGCAATGGTATTGGTTGAGCAATTAGCTGTTCGCTCACAGACTCAGTATAAGCAAGAGTACCTTGGCACTCTGTTTACTGCTGATACTATTTATGGTGTTAAAGCACTCCGCGCTTCTTCAAGCTCTGGAGTTGCGCAGTCTTCAGCAGCTTTTGCTTTGGCTGTTCCAGCCTAATTAAACTCCCCACCTTCGGGTGGGGGTTTTTAACCTAATTAGGAGAAATACTATGGCAACAGCATCAGCAGTAACTGTACGTGCAGGTAACGATCAATTTCGTGGCTTGTTTTCTGATACGTGGCTGGTAACAGCTACACTTGACGCTGGCTCGTTAATAGATGGCGCTGGCGAAACTGATGACGTAACCATCCCAGGCGTTGCTTTGGGTGATATGGTCATCGGTGCATCGTTGGGCGTTAATTTGGTGGGTTTGATTGTTACTGGCTACGTTAGCGCGGCTGATACCGTTAATTTCCGTATCCAAAATGAGTCAGGCACAACTGTTAACTTAGCATCGTCAACTTTGCGCATCGTTGTAGCGCGTTCATTAGCGTAATAATCGGGGGCTTCGGCCCCTGATTTTTATTAAGGATTATTATGGCTGTCTTTAGATGTCTTCAAAGTGGTCAAACGGTTGAGTTTATATTACCGCATGACATTAGTAGTATGACTGGCCATGCTGGTTATATTCGTATTGATGAACCTGAAAATTCAGGCGACAATAGTGAAGAACATCAGCTAATTATGCGTCCTCCAGAAGAGCAGAAACGGCCTGGAAGGCCAAGGAAACTAGATAATGCCTGACATCGATCTGCGTGAATTCGGCAAGCTAGAGGCTCAAGTTGAGGTGCTTCAGACTGAGGTCACCGCATTACGCAACGACGTCAAAAAGCTATTGGAAATGGCCAATAAATCTAAAGGCGGATTTTGGGTGGGTATGGCCATTGCATCGGCCATTAGCGGTTGTGCTGCATTTATCTTAGATCGGGTATTTTTCAGATGAAAGAAGGACTATTAACTGGCAAAACCTGCCCAATAGCAACGCAGGATATTTCAGTTAATCTGAAAAATAGAAATCATGCGTTCAAAGAATACGGTTATGGCCCACCTAACCCAAATGAGACTAATACCGTCTTTTGGGTGAGAAAAGCCACAATGTATAACGCACCAACGACCGCAGTAAAAACGATGCGTTGCGGTAACTGCGCAGCGTTTATTCAGACACCTAAGATGATGGAGTGCATTCTTAGTGGTTTGGAGAAAGATGAAAAGCCCAATACATTATCGTATGATGAGCAGTTTATAGCCGCGGCTGATCTTGGGTACTGCGATTTATTTCAGTTTGTATGCGCGGCTGCTCGCACTTGTGATGCGTGGAAGTCTGGCGGCCCAATAACTAAGGACTAAGAATGTCAACATTTCAGTTAGACCCTAATCAAGTAGCTTTTGGCGTGGGCAGTATGGGCACTACCCAAGCAGCTACAGTAACAACTAGTAGCGTACAGATGACTGCTTTTGGCGCAAGCACTACATTAATTCGCATTGCGTGTGCTAACGGTCACTGCCATTTTGCAATTGGAACTAACCCAACGGCGTCAATTACAACAAGCCCTTTGATTGGCATTAATCAATCAGAAGTTATTGCTGTAACGCCAGGGCAAAAGATTGCTTTTATTAAAGATGCCGCAGTAACCACTTCTACAGTAACTGTTACGGAGTTAATATGAAAAAAGCAACTGGAGCTAAAAAGGTTGGCAAGGTCATGGGCGAGTATAAAGCCGGTACGTTACATTCTGGCAAAGGTGGCCCAGTAGTTACAAATCGCAAGCAAGCGGTGGCTATTGCTCTATCTGAGGCTAACATGGCAAAACCAAAAAAGAAGGTAATGAAATGAAAAATGGATTGTACGCAAATATCAATGCTAAACAAGCCAGAATTAAAGCTGGCTCTGGCGAAAAGATGCGCAAGGTAGGCAGCAAAGGCGCTCCAACTGAAATGGCATTTAAACAAGCGGCTAAGACTGCCAAGCCGAGGAAAAAATGATTAAACGTGGTAAAGAGGAGTTCTCAGGATATAACAAGCCTAAAGCTACTCCTAACCACCCAACCAAGTCTCATGCTGTATTAGCTAAGTCTGGTGATGAGGTTAAATTAATTCGTTTTGGCCAGCAGGGGGCTACAGGTAGTCCAGATGGCAGCAAGCGAAATGAAGCGTTCAAAGCGCGGCACGCTAAAAATATCGCCAAGGGCGCTATGAGTGCAGCGTATTGGGCTAATAAGGTTAAGTGGTAGCCAAAAACAAAGTAATTTCTTTATAATAGGGGCAAAGGCTTCTTCCCATCGGGGATAGGCAAAAGCTGGCTCTGTTAAGTTTTGCGGGGAAGCGAATGACCTATCTGGAATTAGTTAATGCAGTATTGATTCGGCTGCGCGAACCGACAGTATCAACTGTTGCTTTAAATTCGTATTCAAGTCTTATCGGCAAGTTTGTTAATGACGCCAAGCGTCAGGTTGAGGATGCCTACGATTGGAATGTTCTCGGCCAAGAAATAACACTTACTACCGTTGCCAATACGTATGTTTATTCATTGACAGGCGCTGGCCAGAAATTCCGCGTATCTAGCGATCCATTAAATACCACCAGCAATGTCGTCATGCAAAACATTAGCGTGTCTGATATGCGTCAA